AGACCACGCAGAAACACCATTAACCCAAGATCCAATAGGACCAAATTGGATATCTTCGCGTCTGGAAACCGTATTAATTACTCTGGGAATACGGATCAGTTTACGCTGGTTGCCTGGAAGAAGTGCAGATCCAAGGAAAGGACCCACTTCATAGTTTGGAATACCCGACGATGCAATATATGAATACTGATCGTTGAAGAAGGTATTTTGTACGTTTGTCGTAAAATTCCTAACAGCAACATCAATACCTGGTTCGGAAGACTTGCCCTTGTTCAAATCAACGGACAGCAGGATATTGCCTTGGGGTTCGTTCGCTGCGGGTTGTGGAATGGTATATTCAAATACGGTATTGCTCAAACGAGAGGTAACCAAGAATGTACCATTAAACACTGTCGGGTTAGCACCGTAGATTGTAACGGAGTCACCAACCAGAAGACCGTGATTGTTTACACAGGTAACTGTTGCTGTCTGGTTGTTGAGACCTCCAGGTACAATTTGACTGACACTGATCAGTTTCTTAACGTTATACAACCAGGATGTGACTCTCTGGTCATCAGTCGTTGAACCAAGAGATGCAACATTCAGCTTGTCACCAGGCAGATAGTAAGAACCTGTGTCAGAAAGAACTGTAGACTTAGCGTCTGCAATACCCAGAACACGCAGTTTACATTCGGTGCTGGTGCCATAGTTGGCATAGACAAACATATCTGCATATATTGGGGTACCAGCATCCCAATCCTCTACAACACCATTCTTAGAACGAGTACATTCGATGAACTGGTTGAGAGTCTTTTCCTTGTACTGAACAATTTCTTCATCGTTAATGCGGATAGTACCGTTTCTCTCTGGCCAACCAATGGTAGAGTCAACGGTAATGATTGATGTATCCGTATCAAGTGCCTCAACAAGAGTTGTCTTATACGGAATTGAGAATGTACCTTGCAAAGTTTCCTCAGAAATTGCAAGTTCATACACGGTACCCACACCAGTATTGATGGCGATGACGTTTTCAATAAGAACCGATGCGTCTTTAATAGTTGGGTCTACCGCATCTGCAAACTGAAACAGTTGAGAATCCTGAAGATTGCGCGAATCTCCAGAAATAAGTTCCGCACGAAGAACGGTATCTACGTTCCAAGTTGCGGCAGATGGTTTGATAATCTCATCCTTGGGGTAAGAAACATCAACATTCTCCGAATACAGCATCTTGAACAGATACTGAGTCGAAATTTTGGTGCCCTTTGAAGCGTAAAAATCGCTAATAGTCTTAATAATCTGCGGAGCATTGACCTTGGTATAGTCAATATCCGCGTTCGGGAGATATTGATTGACGTATCTTCTGTAAAGTTCTTTAGCGAACAGATTGTCTATGTTGTAGATTGTTGCGCCAACAGCGTGAGAGGATTGAACGGTGTCAGATTCCAAACTATAAACCTGATTACCTTTCTGATCATATTCTGTAACTGCGGACACACCACGGCTGCAATTCACAAACGCAGAAGGTTCGTATCCACGACCAGCATTGTGAATTGTGAAACCAGTGACCTCACCAAATCCAACATCGCAAGATGCTGCAGGTGAAGGTGGTGCTGCAATAAAAATTTGAGGAGGTTCGGTATCGGAATAACCAGTACCAAAACTGGTTATGTTGATATCTGTAATTTCGCCGTTAAAGATCGTAGCAACTGCAGTTGCACCAGTACCACCAATCGGGTTACCAGCAATATCTTTACGGTTATCAACGATGTACACCGAAGGAGCATCCGTGTAACCTCTACCACCAGTCAGAAGTTCGACGTTGGTGACTCTGCCACCAGTAACATTAACATCGAGAATCTGAGCACCAACAGGATCGATAATACGTGCTCTAGGTACAGTTTCATAACCCTGCCCTTGACCCAAAACATCAACTCTTAACAATCTTCCCGTATCATCAAGAACTGCTTGAAGAGATGCAACGATGGCATTATCCCCAGTCGGAAGATCAAGATACACTCTAGGTGCTGTTGTGTATCCAAAACCAGGATCAATAACTTGGATAGATCCAAGATCTACTCGACCATTAGTAATTGTTGGGTTACTGATTTTTGCTCCACCAGGATTAATGAATTTGATGGAAGGAATACGATCATAACCAGAACCCGATGAAATGACATTAAGAGAAATGACTCCCTCAATTTCATCGGAAACAGTAGCCGTAAGTCTTGCCACTTGCCCCTCAGCATTTGCAGGTGCGTCTACTTCGACCAGAGGTGGGTTTGCGGAGGTATAACCTTGACCAGAAGCAAGGAGAGTGACATTTTTGATGCCATTAACAAGTGCTTCTGCAGTTGCATTTTCACCAGGTCCAAGAGTCGAAGAAATGTTGACTTTGGGCGCAAAGCTCAGTCTATAGTTGGATCCACCATTTTTGACAATAATATCATCAAGTTGACCATCAACAATTTTAGAAACTGCCGATGCCCCCGATCCAAATTCGGGAGCAATCAATTCAACAGAAAGAACATCAATTTGGGACCCAGGAACAGGTGCTTCCTTAAAGATGATCTTGTTTTGGAATACGGTGTAATCTGCAAATGGGACCTTTTCAGATCTATTGACGATAACAATCGAAGACACTGTAGACAGGGGAGTGTACAGTTGTGTTTGCAGAGTTAAATTGAACTCAGTCTGAGAACTATCCTGAGGAACAACAATAGGGTCCAAATAACGGACTGGAACGTTGGTGTAACCAATCAGATACCTAATGATATTGACAGCACCCGTCAGACTGCCTGTAGGCGATTGTGGAGGGGTCTGGAAGCGAATCTTGTCTCCCTCAAGGAAGTAATCTCTATTCGGGAACTGAAATTCGTTGTTAACGATGACAAGAAGGTGCTCCGCAGACTGTGGAGTAACAGGACTACCAAGCAGTCTCAGATTAAACAGAGTTTTGGAACCGTTAAACTCAGAAGAAATCGATTCAAATTCTTGAATTTTGCGATCGAACTCCTGCTTGTTTACACCAGGAGTGAAGATTATGTCAGGTGAGTGAGTAATCGACTCATAGTAAATGACTTCATTATCAATCTTGAGAGTGCCATCCTTCTCAAGGAAATATTTTACATTCTCGGCAATAATCTTGTTTTGTGTCGGATCCACCTTCTCCAACACCGCAGATTCCGAAGACAAGAAATTTGGATCGAACTCATCCGAACCAATATCCGTATAATTCAGGATATTGTTTAGGATGTCATACGGACGCCCAACTTTCTCTTGCGATTTGTAATATTCCTCTAAGAATTTTACAAACTGCTGGTTGTCTTCTTTAATGAATGCAGGAATTTGATCCTGAATTCTCTGCGATACGGTTACTGCCTTCATCTCTTGTTATAATCGATTATTAGAAACAGGAGTTGAACTCGGGGAGTTCGTAGACAACTGTTGGGTAATCAATGATATTTAGTGAGGTACCATCGAAGTTAATTGGCGTAAAATCAAACGGATCGAAGGTGGGAACATTGGTTCCATCAATGGTGTAATCGATTGTTTGAACAGTTGGGTTGAAAATTGTTGGATCGGTACCAGTACCAACGTTAATGTTGGAAGATGCGGGAAGAACCGTCACTGGAATACGGTCAGTCCCATCAGGAGTGCTAGCAACACTTACGGGACCAACGCAAACAATACCATTCTTATAATCAACAGTACCAACATTAGTTTTGAGAATCACCTCTTTTTCATCTTGTTTGGTAACCATAATCAATCTTCCATATCCATCATCACGAAGATTTACGGGAAGATACGCGGAAGTGTCATTCTGCAAAAGAACTGATGTTGATAATTGCGTTGCATTAGCAGATGATTGTAGTGCAAGAAGACCTTCTGTATAACCCGTGGAATAGAATGTTCCACTCTTCACAGTAGAATACTTTGGTGTGCAGGTACCACTTGTTGCAGCATCGGAACCCTTTGATCCTCCAGAAAGATCATTCGGATTGGAAATTTCATTGTTAAAGTCTAAACACTGAGTAAATGTGTCACCAAAGTTGAATCCGCTAATGTTCATACCCAATGTCATATGGGTAACATTGCCACTAATTGCAGAATCAGAATTATCAATCATCGCTTGATACTTAGAAATATCAATACGACCATTGAATCTTGTGGAAGAAGACTGCGTATTGTACTGATCTACAGCAGCAAGAATTTTAGATGCAAGTTCATTATTAGACAAACTTGTCCTAGTTCCATCGAAGAACGCCCAGGTTTTAGGACGAATGTACATTGTTGTGGGATCAACAATGACTGGTTCAATAGATGCGATGGAATACTTTAGTAGGTTTGTCTTAATTCTGTTTTTTGTGCTACTATTCAAGTTTGCACCAGAATTTGTTCTGATCGCAATGTAAACTTTACCGTAAACGGGTGGATTCAAGCGTTCACCACCATATGCGGTAACAGATCTTGCCTGAGGATACACCTTCTTGGTAATGTACTCATAATCCGACTCTGTAACCGCTCTATTTTGACTGTTAAACGCCCTAGGAGCGTTGTATTTGATACTTAAGGTACTCTCTATGTCTTCACCATCTTGAGCGCCGTCTACGACCGCTAGAGAGATGTTTGCGGGACTGATATATCGGTTCTCGGAGTCGATGCAACGACCAATGAAGTTGAATTTCTTACATCCGTTTGCTGCAGACCCATTGGTACGAACATAGTCAAATGTAATGACCTCGCCCGAGATGAGTTGACGACAAATAACACCATCACCAAAAACAACTTTGTATCTCAGATCATCAGTTTCCTCCAGGAAATATCCCCGAGTGGTGCCATCAACATCGACAATATTTTGTACCAAATTATATGTGTCAATTTCTTCTGACTGTGCATTGGGGGAAATTGACACTGTAAGAAGGTCTGTATCAACATTGTCGCTGGGAACAACGTATGCTCTTTGCTTAACGTCGCTTACGGTATACTTGAACGAAAGAGAATTGCCTTGATATATGACTACTTGTGCAAATTCCGCTTGTCCTGTCGCTTGATCGACAGATTCTTGGAGATCTTTAGGCAAAGTAAATGTAAAAGCTTCTCCACCAATGCTGGAAACGAAGACATCACCCTTTTTCAATGTAACTGTTGCGGGATATGTCGTTGATGTACCAATATAATTGGTTTGAACCGCAAATCTAACACACGCCTTTGCTGCTTTGATCGATCTCGGCGTATAATTCAATTGCTTAGCAATCTTGACAACATTATCTCTGATAGTTGCTGACTCAAGAAATGCTTCGTTCATTGCCATATTGGCATTAAACGCGGCATAATATGTGTTATATGCTAAGACATCCAGGAGATAAGACGAAGCAGATCCCTCAAAGTCGTAATCTGTAAACTCTGTACGAGTTCTTAGATATGACTTAATAGATTCTCTGATCTCTGTGAAGTCAAGAGCAGTTAAGTTTGATGGGATTGCTGCCATTTTTACGTGCGCTCCAGCAGGAAGTCTACAGTTTGTGTAAGGATTTCACCGATAATTCTATATTCCACTTCAACCTCAATTTCAGTACCACCTTCATATTTAACAATTACGTCAGTAAGTTCAACTCGTGGTTCTAAACGACTAACAACACTGACAATTTCACTTTTGAGATCTTCCAGCATAAACACATCAAAGTTCTCAAAAAGCATAGATTTGAGTCTAGATCCGCTGTTTGGTTGAAAAGGTCTTTCGCCAAATTGTGTCAATACCAAATTTCTAATAGATTGCTTGATAGCATTCTCATTTTTTACCATAGAAAAATCCTCAGTATTGGGGTTTGCCAACATCCCAATACTGAGGTCTCTAAATTGACGACTTAAATTTCGTTCTGTTTTGAAACGGTATGCCATTAAGAATTAAAGCGTTCGACATAATCGTCGAAACCACCAGCACCGCCACATTGTCTAGTTAGACGATCCTTGGGAGGATCGTTGGGTTTCGTTCGGTTCAAGTATTTATCAGAGCGCGGATCGGTTATTAAAACCATTCCAGAATCGATAAAATCTTGTCCCTGATCAGGAATAGGACTGTTTGCCATAATCGTTTACCTGAATTCTACAAGTAGAACTTTTATGGCGGTTGCTATCGCCTGATGTATTTAGAAGTCGAATCCCAATTGTTTATCGCGGAAGTCTACCGTTACCTTATAAGTTGGTGGGTGGAAATTGCAATACTCATTGAAAGTAATTTTCATTTCCTTTTCACTGAGATTGCAGTTCTTCGCTGCTTTAGGAAGGTTCCATTTAGCAGCGAAGAGCATTTCCATTGACTTACGAGTTTCAGGACGCATCAACCCCGACCTTGACCACGGTACCGTTTGGGAGCACCATTCCTAGAACTTGCAGAATACTTGGTATTCTTACTGCTTCCCTGACGAGTGGTCTTGGGTTTCGACTCAATGATTTTCTTGCCAGAAAGACCAACTTTTGCTCGTGCCATAATCGAATTTGTAGAACAGAGAAATTATAGCATATCTATGAGGCAAGTACAGTAGGTGATCCATAAGCAACAACACTGGAACACGGCAAACTTGCACCTGGTGCACCAACACCCAAAGGATCCAATAATCTTGCTACAGGAACCTTAAAGGCGAGGGTTGTTGTGCTAGTAGGAACCACAGTTCTAGGATGTCCTGTTCCTCCCCTGTCTTCAATTGTAAGTTCTGAGCAGGGAAATGGCGTTGGGATGATGCAAGTATTGGGTCCACACGGGCAAACATAGTTCACAATGTTTGTCGTCACAGAAATATGCGGTGTAAATGTATCACCAGCAATCATAATCGGGAATCCGTTTACCAAAACTGTCGCTCTCTGGGGATTTACCGCATTGATTGGGGTGAGTGGTGTGGGTGGCCAAAAACAAGTTAGATTTTTTACAACAATCGGTAACTTTGTTGGTGGTTTTTTACACGGTTCTTGAGTATGAACTGCAGTAGGAACTGGAATACCGTGTCCAGAACAAGGCATCCCATTCAAACTTGCTACTGGTTTTAGTAATCCTGCCATTATTCTAAGTCGCACTCCTCAAAAAATGGGTTTCCGTATTGTTCATATGCCTTATCCAATAGTCGTACGGCACCAGTTTTCCAATTTACCCACTGCATATCACCAGAAAACGGTCCCAATTCTATGTATGGGTTGTTTTCTGCTCGCTTTTCTGTGTCAAATGCGACTGTTGAGTGAATAACATTCCTCAATGCCCAACTACCAGCGGCATAAACTGGTGGATTGTTGATTGGATCTTCGGGATCTCCGCTTGTTAGAGACCCACCACAGGATCTAAACGGGTATCCAGAGCAAATATCGTCAGATGCAATT